CAAGATCAAGGGCCCGGTGTCAAGGTTCGTTCGGGAAGCGATGCAGCAGAAAGAAAAAGCAGCTTAATTTCATTACACTCCAAAAGGAGAGGACTATGAACACAGCAGCAGTAAAAATAGTCTATCTCGACGCGATCACAGCCGAAGAAGAAGCACACGCCCTCAACGTAGATTTCGCCCGTTGCCACGCCTTATCTGTCCAGCACGGCCACCCGGCAGAAGATGAGGCCCGGGCCGATCAGTTTGAGCTTGTCAGGTTCGCCGATATGATCAGTAAAATCAACCCCGAGAAGACCACAACAATCAAGTTCCCCAAGCTCACAACAGAGGAAGGCCGGAAGCTCGGCCAGATTGTCGATCAGCTGCTCCGCAACGTGGTTGATGTGATCCATGAAGAAACGGAGGTGTTTTAAGATGACAGATATCTGCAAGGCGGCAAACAATATATCAACCGGAATAGACGCTCTCAACGATCTTCAAACAAAGCTTAAACGCCTTAAAGCACTAAGGAGAGCAGTTAATTACCTCGATAACACAGATGGTGAAAAAATTTCTGACATAGAGGTAAGTCCTGACTCTAAGAACGAACAAAAAGTTGATGGGTATTCAGGTAAAAGCCTTGCTTATGGCAATAAGATAACCATCCCAGGGAGTGTTATCGAAGACCACCTCAGGGACGCCCTTGCTGACCTCGAACAGGAACTTGACAAGGCAGAAATCTCAGCTGAAATGGTGCTCAAGGTTTTGGCCTGATGAAAATCATCATCATCAACTCCGACCAGCAAAAAAGATACGCCCTCTCGCTGGTCGGAGAGATGGAGCCGGATGGCATTTGGGAAGTCACCGTCAAGAAAACCGACCACTCCAGCACAGCCAAACAACGCCGGTTGCGCTGGATGTGGGCCGGGGAGGTCGCGGCATCGGGCCTGGGGAGGCACGACACCAAAGCAGGGGTTGACCGGGCAGCAAAGTGGCAATTTGCTCGGCCTATTCTTGAGCGTGATGATGATATATTTAAACCCATTTTCGACTACTTCATGGAGACAGTCCAAGGAACCGTGGCGTTTGCTGAGTGCTGTGCTCGATTCACTGATCAATACATTTCCGTGGAGCGAATGACTCGGCGCCAGGAGGCCGAATACCTCACCGAATTTCAGCGGTATTGGATCGGCAAGGGGGTTGAGCTTACAGACCCGGCAACTCAGGGTGTTGATCTTGAAAAGCTATATAGGATGGCCGCATGAAACCAATTTCAACACTGATTCTAACCGTCAAATACTTCCTGCAGGGTGACAGCTGGGCCCAGGCGTTTGAGTTCGCCAAAGCCATCGTTTACGGGTTTAAATCATGACTCCCTGCCCGAAAGTAAAATACCGGAAAAAGAAACGGCGAGTACTCCCCAAATCGCTCGTTGTAGAGCTGTTTGAGCGTGACGAATACACTTGCCAGTACTGTGGCCGGGTTTTTCCTCCATGGGACCATAACCTTAATTGTGCGCTTCATCCTCATCATATCAAGCACACGTCTCAGGGAGGGCCGGATGTCCTGGAGAATCTAAAAACCTGCTGCTGGGAGTGTCACGGCAAGCATGGATGGGTATCACAAATTGATAAGGAGAGAAGTAATGCGCTGGTTTAAACATATGACATCGGCAAACAGAGATGAGTCTCTCCTACAAATTCGAGATGAATTCGGGGTTGCCGGGTATGGGGTTTATTGGATCATTTTAGAGTTGATCGGTGAAAAAATTACAGAGAAAAATGAATCCTTTTTGAAACTTTCCAAGAAAAATTGGCGGAAATTCTGCGAGTTTTCTCCAAAAAAGTTTCAGAAATTTCTCAAAACCTGTGAAAATCTTGAATTATTTTTGACGGAAATAGACGGCGATTTTATTACTGTAAGTTGTCCTAAGATCCTGAAATACCGGGATGAATGGACTAAAAAGAAAGGTAAGCGCAAACCCAAAAACTCCGGAGCAGCTCCAGAGCAACGCCGGAGCAAAGAACTAGAGACAGAAGCAGAGACAGAAAGAGAATTACCTAACGGTAATTCTTGTGGTGAGCCGAGGAACGACTCACCCCCGCCGCCCCCCAAAACCAAACCAAGATCGAAACCGCCTGAACCTGTGTTCCTGGAAATCCCACTTGCCGGCAAGGCAGGGCTCCATGCCGTGACCATGACCGATGTTGCTGAATATCAGCAAGCCTACCCCGGGATCGACGTTCACCAGGAGCTCAGAAATTGCCAGCAGTGGAACAACGCCAGCCCCGAGAGGCGGAAAACCAAGACGGGAATCAAGCGGCACATAACGACATGGCTCGGAAAAGCCCAAAACTCCAGAAGGGGGCCGAACAGCAAAAGCGGCAGGATGCCAAACGGAACAACCCTGGGGTCAAAGCGAATGGACACCAATCTGGCAGCCTGCCAAGCATTCATAGACGAGGATTGATCATGGATAAAAACGACAAGATAAGATTTTCAGAAATTATGATGGGAATTGCCGACAACTTCGGCGGGACAATCTCAATCCCAGGAATAAAGAGCCGAATCCAAGCCCTGTCTGAATACAGCTTGGATCAAATCGAGGTCGCAGGTGTTTGGCTACTTAAGAACCGAACCTTGACCTTCCCCGCCATGCCGACCGTCAAGGAGTTCATCGACGCCATCAAGGCCCAAACCCAACCCCAGATCAGCCTTGGCAGCCGGGCAGAGATTCAGGCCGATATCGTGCACAAAAAACTCAGATACGAAGGCCGGAACGCTCCCATTGACTTTCAAGACCCGATCACGTTCAAGCTTATGTCCGAACGCTGGAGGTATCCGTCCTGGGCGGCCACGGTCAAGGAAGCCGAATTGACGTGGTGGAAAAAGGATTTCGTCAAAGCCTACGAAGCCCACGGGGAGAGTGCGGAGGCAGAAGCAATCATGATCGAGGGACCGGCAAAGCTCCAGGCGTTGGCGGCTGACACAATTAGGAAGATCGCATGAAAATCACCCAAGCAGCTGCCATGGGCCTCTGCCGATGTTGCAATTCCGGGAAGAATGGAGAGTGCCAAGAACATCATATCCCAAGCCTGAATTATCGGGGGACGCCCCCTGGGGAATGTGCGCTGACGGAGGAGGAGGTCAAAGCGATGAAGAAAGAAAGCGGATCGAGGAGGAATCGATGAACTTATTTCCAGATTTCAAACCAACCCTGGCAGACTTCCCTGGCAAATACTGCCGGACATGCAAACACCGCCAGCCCACCGCATGTGGGAGTATGACAATCCAATACTGCGGGATCAGAACCAGTAATAGGACCAGCAATGGAAAGCTGAAAATTAAATGTAAGATGGATGCTTGCAGACATTATGGGGAGAGGTGATGATTTACCACATTTTCAGAAACCAGGTGAAGGGCATGGCTTGGGATTGGTTCTATATGCCCCCTGTCGAGCCGGATTATCCCGCACTGCCACCCCGGAAAACCAGAGCCCGGAAAATCCAAAGAGCCCCCAGGGTCAAGATCAGGAGAATGTCGGACAGTAGAGGCGGAATAAACATAATCAGGGGACGGAAGGGGAGAGTATGATTGAGACCGGATATGCGTCAAACGACTCCATGACGATGTGTATATTTTGCAACACCCCCACACGTTACCGGTACACCTCAATCAGGATCTCTGTTCCGGTGTGCCCGATATGCTCCCGTGTAAAAACTCCGGCAGATATTAGCCCTGAAGAGGCACAGATAACCAACAATCATGGCGTCGTCATTTTGCGATATAAGTTCGAGTGCGACCATGAATTTCAGGCTAAAGACGTTTCTAAGGCCGGATTGTCGGCTTATCGAACACTGGTATGTCCCACTTGCGGAAACAAGAAATGCGTTCAGAAAACATATGAATGCAACGAGTGCGGCGATGAGTTTTCCTTGCCGGGATCAACCGGGCATGGGCAGCCGAAGTTTTGCGACGCCTGTAAGGTTGTTAACCGGAAAAGGAAGGAGAAACGGTATTTCGAAGAACGAAAGGCGAGGGGATACGGGATTATTCAGAAGGAAAAGAAGCGGGTGGAAATCGACAATACGCCCCCGAATATCTTGGATTACATGACCGGGGTAGGTAATTTTACGCAGGCTACAACTTATGGTTTGGGAGGGTTTTGATGAAAAAACGAATGTGGTGGATAGTATGCAGGTTTTGTCTATTGCTGCCGGTGATTGTGACGCTTTGGGCGGTGAATATCGAGCGCCCGCCTTTGGTTGTTCAGCGGTTTGTTTGGTTTGGGAGGGTGTGATGGGTAAGGTTGAGGCAAAAGGGAAATTATTCGTAGGTATGGCGTCTGGGGTACAGGTGGAGGTTCTGGCACCGGTGAAGTTTGAAGTGCACAGAACTATAGCAATCACGTTGAAATGTATTGATGATTGCTCAGGAGTTATCACTGAAGCCGTAGATGCTTTTAGGCGGTTACACAATGCCATGGAAATGGGAAAGCTCGGGCGTGGGAGGATATTTTAATGGGTGGTGGCGTGATGCTAAAGACAGCAATAATTCTGTGGGGAGTTGGACTGGTGGTTTATGCCGTCATCGTCCACCGGCGGCGACAGCGGTTTTATGATGAGCACAGGAAGAGAAAGAGATGAACCAGCAGCAGGCAGATATAAAGAAATCAGAACCGCAGTGGAAGAAGTGCGAGGGGTGCTTTCACCGGTGTTCAACGGATGTCTTGCACCCGTGTATCAGCTGTAGGCGGATGTTTGTGGATAAAGAGCGGGATTATTACCAGGGGAGAAAAAATGATCTGGAGAGCAGACGTAAAAGAAGTGCAACGGATGGTTGACGGCCTGGTCAAGGGCGGAATGGATCAGGACCAGGCCATTGATACGGTGAGGCAGGCTGAGGTGTGTAATTGTCGTAAGCCGATGAGGTTTGAAGATGGTCGGTGGTGGTGTGATGGTTGTGGTAATTCGAGATTTGAGGGGTAGGTGATGACAGAAAAAAATTGTGGTGAGTGCGCTCTGTATCGGACGAAACAATGTAGGCCGGATAAATGCTTACCAGGATATAGGCTGTGGGTTGATCCGGCTTCTGATGTGTGGGGGAGGTGTGAGTGTGGCGGGAAATTGGTCCAGAAATGGACCGATCCCCATGGCCGATCGTTGAGATTTGCAGCTTACGTTTGCGTGTTGTGCGATCAGATATGGGAGGAGACTTCCGAACGGAGAAAGAAATCTCCGGTCTTGGTGTAGTTATGGATTTTTCTCGCGGTATGCTTCGAGGGCGGCCTCCACCACAACCCATGACCGGCATCTCATCGATCCGCGGTAATATCACCTGCTCTGGGTGTCGCTTTATATTCTCCTGGTGCCCCGGCGAACCGGGGCGGGCTAAATTATAATGAAATTAGATAGTCAATGAATTCATCATTCTTCTCCCGGTATTCCTTTAAGGCAATTTCAACCACTTTCGCCTGATTCTTCTGCCTGCGCAACCACTCCCGCAACTCCCCATCAATCCGCACCGACAGCTGGACCTTCGGATTTTCTTTCCTCCAACCAACCGGGCGTCCTGCCCCTTTCCTTATTCCGCCTCTTGTCACATTTCCCTCCTATTTTTCATGCCAATCCTTGATAAAATTCCCATTCCAAAGATCGGTATATTCTATGTCATCATCATCCAACTCTTCGATCAACCCCCAGGTTCCGGCCCTGGAAATCTTCACGATAGCGTATTTTTGTTCGTATGTAAAATATGCTTCCATGGTCCACTCAATCTGCTCGGCCAGGGTCTTACAGTCTTCAATTTCAGTTTTGATCAGGTTCAGGGTCTCAGGGGTCGCCACCCGGTTGACCAGGGCGATAAGGTTTTGCTTTGTGGTTTTGAATTTTGTATTAAGCATCCTGGCCTCCCTTTGCCGCCCCGAGTCTCCCCGGGGCGGTTGAGTTAATCTTTTTCAATGAGATACCTATCGGTCAAGCTTGTACTGTCTACCCATTTTTGATCGAGAATTTCATCGTAGAGGAGTGTTCCAATTTCTATGCCGTCTTTCCATTCAGAACCGTAGCTGATCCATTCCGGCGTCATTCCTGCCCCATTTGTCAGGGATTTTGCTAATTCTTGTTCTGTGATATTGAGACGTTTTGTTTCTTCTTTGACCCAGGATTTAATTCTTGATGTTTTCATTTTCAGCCCCCTCCGATGCCATGTGTTGCCGCTGAAGTTCCTTCACCAGGCCTTCAACCGTCGTGAACTCATCCCGCCAGCCGTTGTGATTGTATTCTACGGAGATGATATCGCCGGGGAGGATTTTGATTCGGGAGACATCTTTGAGTTCCTTGGCAAGCTCTTTCATCATTTCCAGGTCGGTCTTAAATGTCTGGGCGATTGCTTTCATGATGTCCCCCTTTTTTCGGTTTTGGGTTTTTCTTAACTCTTACCTACAGATTAAACCCTTTTAGATTATCTGTCAAGTAGTTTAATCAAACTTTGTGAAATATTAAATCTTAGGTGATCGCGATCTAAGATCGGGATCGTTGCGCTCAATCGGAACGCGAGCGACAATGAGCTATACAACACGGGAGTCATCATGGCCGACCAGATCGAGACAACTGAAGAGTTTGAGGAGCGCGGGGAGACCGAGGAGGTCTTGCCTTACTCTGAGGATCGAGGGAATCATGTGAGGCCTAAGGGTGTGACGATGGGTGAGGGGTGTTATTGGGTTAGGCGGGGTGCGAGGGATTGAAAATGCTGATTTCTCAAGGTGTTGGAATCGTGACTAAAAATGAGGGTTCGGAGGGGGTAAAGTATACCCCTGAAAATGAGACGTCCGCCACCCGGGGTCTGAAAAAAAAAATTGAATGTTGGCACGGTTTTTGTTTTTTCGATGGTTGGCATGGTTCTTGCCAAGAATCTCGGGTCCTTCCTGGAACGTACCTCGAATACGGTTACGGGCAGCGCCCCTTTCGCCCGCCTGTGGTTGATTTTTTCCACTTCCGAGTTCCGTATTAAGAATGCCTCAGTTCAACGTTTGAGTAATTCGAAGGTTAGGGTATGAGTCAAAAAATGAAAGCTCTTAAAAGGGCCTTAAAACGATTGAAACGGTGAAGTTTTGGTTTTGAGATTTACAAAGGTTTTCCTAATGAAATAAGCTGGTTGTGGAAAACGGCCCGGTTCGGAAAAGTAACTTGAAAAAAGGTTGACAATAATCAAGCTTCCTATACAATTAAGGCATATCTTAAAGGAGGCTTTTATGGAGATCGCAAATTTAAACAGTATCGTTTTTTCGGAATATGAAGTTCAGGCAAAGTTAAACGGGATTTTTGGGAAGTGGTTACATAAAAAAGGAATGCTGGTGACGAAGACAGGCAACGAAATAAAGAGTGTACCCCACATAGTGCAAGGGCTTAAAAACAGCGCCTGCGCAGACGTGGAGGGTGAGCTCTATTGTCACTCCATGGCATTCCAGGAGATCAACACCACTGTTATGCAGGGGTTTGATACAAAGGAGCGTATTCAGTTTTTCCCGCATTCCGAAATTGAGAAACAATACCCAAAAGACAAAGATCATTTCGACAAGATATACAGTCTGGTTTTAAACGACGGATTCGAAGGCGTGGTGTTGACCCATAAGAAAACCAGGGAACAATTCAAGAAAAAACCCAGGCACGACATGGAAGCTTTCATCGTGGGATTCAAACCCGGGACCGGGAAAAACTCCAAGACCTTTGGTTCTTTAGAACTTGAAACTGCATCCGGGCAATCTTTCCGATGCTCCATGATGACCCAGGATGACAGACAAAGATTATGGAAAAGTCGAGCGCGGTCCATCGGTAAAACAGTGACGGTCTCCTACTTATTCTTATCAAAACGGGGCGTCCCTGTCTCTTCACAGTTTGTTGATTACCGGTGGGATGAAGTTATCAAAACCCACGGTGGGAAAAGAGAGGGCGCTGGCAGAGCTAAGAAAAAGGCCAGTGAAAAAAGGGATGTCCGAAAAATGGTGCGCCTGACAGGGACGGAATCCACATTAATAAAAAAAGCGGCAAAAGCCAAAGGGATAAAGGAAAGTGATTTTATCAGAATGGCCCTATTGTCTGCTTGTTCAGGGACGGAAACATAATTAAATGATAATAGCTACCGCACAGCTCTCAGAACTTTTCAGCATCACCGACCGGGCAGTCCGGCTGTGGTCTGACAAAGGCTGCCCCAAGGCCGGCCACGGCAAGTGGGACCTGAAGGTCGTGTTTAACTGGTGGCTCGAAAACATCTATCAGGCCGAAGAAGACGGAGAAGCCCTCGCCGAGGCCAAGCTCGAATACTGGCAGGCCAAGGCCAGAACCGAAACAGTCAAGGCCGACATCGCCGAAGACTCCGTCATGGTAATCAAGGATTTCAAAGACGCCTGGCTCTGGCGTGTATCCGAAATGTCCAGCGGCCTGGGGTCCCTCCCTATGCGCCTTGCCCCTCTGGTGACCGGCAAGACCGAATCGGAAGTAAGAAAAGTTCTTGACGCTGAACTCTGGACTATCCGTGACAAATTCGCCCGAACCGGTAGGTTTACCCCCGCACCCAAGAAAAAAGCTGTCAAGAAACCAGCAAAGAAGACCTCTAAGAAAACCGTCAAGAAGGTGAAAAAATAGTGGGCGCCGCGCAGAGATACAAATGGTTCCCCGAGGAACTGGCATCCGCCAAGCCTCCCGAGAACCTCACCATTTCTCAATGGGCCTGTAGGTACAGGGAGCTCGGAAAGCTATCCGCGATCACCGGTCTTTATTCTCTCGAGATGACTCCATTCTTTGGCCCCATTATGGATCGATGTGCAAGCCCGGACATCGACCAGCAGGCAACATGTAAGCCGGCTCAGATCGGCGGCACCGTATTCCTTGAGAACATTGTCGGATACTATACTCACCAGAACCCTTCCTCTATTATGTTCGTGTTGGCCGACGAGGACACAGCCGAGTTTGTCTCCACGGAAAAGATCGCGCCCATGTTCCGAGATTCCGCCGCCCTGACCCACCTGTATAATCCATACAAATTCAACAGGGCAATAATCGACACCCCCAACGGCGGTCACATTGATTTCGGGTGGGCCTCTTCGGTCGCAAAGATCGCATCCAGGCCCGAGCGGATCGTCATCGGTGACGAGGTCGACAAGCCCGGGTACTACAAGAAGAGTAAAGAGGCCTCTGCCCTGTCTCTGATCCGGGAGCGGACAGAATCCTACCCCCGGGGATATTTCAAGCACATTTGGACCAGCACCCCCACTATTGAAACCGGCAATATTATTGTCCTCCTTGACACCTCCGACCTGATCCTTGATTGGCATTGCCCATGCCCTGAGTGTGGACAATGCCAACCCCTCCGCTGGTCCGGGGAACACTGTCATGGATTTTCGAATGGAGAATACCGGGGTGACGATGGGATGATGCACTCCTTCGGCGGTGTAGTTTGGGAAGGCGGCCGGGAGGCAACACTCGCCCAGATCCGGGAAACAGCCCGGTATAAATGCGGGGAGTGCGGGGCACTGTGGACCACCGAAGAGAAAAACGAGGCCGTCCGCCAAGGGAAAGAAGTTCCCCGGAGCAGACCGACCGGTGATGAGCGCAAGATCGGAAATCACATAAACCGGATCTACTCCCTGTTTGATTCTGGGAACCTTGCCATTCTCGTTGAAAAGTGGGTGGCAATCTTCCGGCAGCCGGCAGAACGAAAGCAGAAAGAACTCCAAGGGTTTGTTAACTCCGCCCTGGCCGAGCCCTTCAAGCAAGTCATCCAGGTCACCGATGAATCCGACCTCATGCAAGCCAAGTGCAGCCTGCCGGCGCAAACCGTCCCCCAGGAGGCCGTGGCACTCACTTGTTATGTCGATGTGCAGAAATACGGTTTTTGGTTCTGTGTCCGCGCCTTTGCTCGGGACCATACCTCCTGGAATATTCATTACGGACCCCTGGTTGCCTGGGATGATGTCGAGCATCTCCTCTTTGACACTTATTACCCGGTCCAAGACAGCGACCGGACCATGAAGATATGGAGAGCTGGAGTGGACACGGGCGGCACGAAGAAATACGAAGATATGTCCATGACCGAGGAAACCTACTGGTGGTTGCGGAAAAATGCAACCGGCCGGGGTTGCCGGGTATGGGGAACGAAAGGATCCTCTAATCCTTTCCCGGGAAAGATCCGGATAGGAAAACCACTCGACAAGACCCCAAGCGGGAAGCCGATGCCCGGAGGCCTGCAAATTATTCAGCTGGACACAAACGATCTTAAGGACGCTTTCCACTACCGACTCAGGCAGGCAATAGAGGGTGGGCCCCAGGCGGCGTATCTTCATGGCGACACGGACGATTCCTACATTAAGCAGATCACGGCAGAAGAAAAACAGATCAATGACAAGGGGGCGGTTGAGTGGGTCGCTATCCGGAAGGACAACCATTATCTCGATTGCGAATGCGGATGCCTGGTCCTTGCTGAACCCGAATGGATCGGCGGCGGCGTCGAGCTTGTCCCCGTCTACGATGAAACCCCGAAATCACAAACGCGGCCCGTGCGCCGGTCAAGCTGGATGGGTAGATAATGGCATTTACAAGCGATGATCTTACAGCAGTACAGTCGGCAATCGTTGAACTGGCAACAGGGCAAAGAGTGGTGAAAATCTCCTTCTCGAACGGCCAGAATGTGGAATATGAAGCGGCCGGGCTTAACGGGTTGAAGTTGCTTAGATCTGAAATTCAAGCCGAGATAAGCGCAGCGGCCAACACTCCCCGGTATTTCCGGACGGTAACCAGCAAGGGACTTTAATGATACTCGATAAAACCGGAAAACCATACGCTTCAACGACATACGAGGGAGCCAGCCAGGCCCCACGCATGTCAAATTTTATGGCCCCGACCATTGGTCCGAACACAGCAATAGGTAACTCCCTTACAACGTTGAGGGGGCGGTCCCGGCAAGCAATCAGGAACAACCCCCTCGCTAAGTCAGGTCAGGACGCTCACACGGCCAACATGGTCGGAAAAGGGATTACTCCTCGGTTTAATTTTCCCGGGGCGCCGGAGGGGCTTAAGGAACAGGTTCAGGAGCTGTGGCTTGATTCGGTCCCTGAATTCGATTGGGATGAAAACGCCAATTTTTACGGCATGCAGACCGTGGTTGCCAATGCTCTGTTTTCAGATGGGGAATGTCTTGGACTCTTGAGGTCCCGCAACCGGTACGCTGATCTTGCCGTTCCCGTCCAGGTCCAGCTCATGGAGGCGGACCACCTTGATGTGGCGTATTCCACAACTCTGCCAAACGGCCACAAAATCCGGATGAGTATTGAGTACACCAAGCCCGGGAAACGGGCGGCATACCACCTATTTAAGGACCACCCCGGCGAGATGTTCATGAACGGCGATATGGGCCGAGTCCGGATTCCCGCCAAAAACATCGCCCACGTTTTCGATGTGACCAGGCCCGGGCAGCAGCGGGGCCTCCCGGCAATGGCTTCAATCCTGGTAAAGCTCCATGAAATTGATCAATGCGTGGATGCCGAGCTTGTCCGCCGGAAAACAACGGCTATGTTTGGTGGATTCATAAAGCAAATTCAGGAGTATACCCCGGAACAGCAAAATGTTTTAGGGGCGAAAAAAACGGTCAGTGGCCTTGACGTTGTCGCACTTGAGCCCGGGACGTTCCCGGTTTTGAACCCCAACGAGGATGTTATTTTTTCACAGCCAAAAGATGTTTCCGGCTCTTATATTTCCTGGATGAAACAACAGCTCATGGATGTCGCCCAGGGCATGGGGATCACTTATGACCAGCTTACCGGGGACCTTTCTGGGGTCAATTACTCATCCATCCGTGCCGGACTCCTTGAGTTCCGCCGGGCCCTAACAATGAAGATGCACAAGACCCTGATTTACCAGTTCTGCCGGCCAGTGATTCAGCGATGGCTCGACACGGCCGTTATCACAGGCAAACTCATTATTCCCGATTATCTGCAAAACAGACGCCGGTATTATCGGGGTATTACCTGGCAGTCTGACCCGTGGCAGTGGATTGATCCCTACAAGGACATGTTGGCCGAAATCCTGGAGATCCGGGGCGGTCTGAAAAACTACAATCAAGCTTTGGCGGCAAGAGGGCAGGATCTCGAATCGTTCTTTTCCGAGCGCAACGAAGAGCTTAAACTGGTTGATTTGTACGGCTTCATTATGGACACAGACCCACGCAAAACCACGGCAAAAGGTATTTATCAGGCCATAGTCGAAGAAGAAGGAGAAAAACAGAATGACTGATCTTTTGGGAAGCCCGTTTTTAATGGCCGAGGGAGATTTCAACGATCTTGCCAACCTCACCCCGGAGGCCCTGGAGGCAAAACGGGCGCAGCGCCTGGAGCGGACATGGACCGTACAGAAACGGGATAACGTGGCGATCATGGCAATCCATGGAGCCATCTCCCGGTATGATTCCTTTTTGAACTGGATCCGGGGCGGCACTGCTCTTGAGGACCTGGCCCTTGATTTTAAGACTGCCCTGGATAATCCGGAAGTTAAAGGGATTGTCCTCGATGTTGACTCCCCGGGGGGTGAGGCAGCCGGCATTAATGAGTTTGCCGAGATGGTCCGGGCCGCAAAAAAGCCCGTGGTCGCCTACGTGGGTAATTGTGCGGCATCGGCGGCCCTATGGATTGCATCGGCGGCGGATGAGGTGGTGGTCAACGAAACAGCAGAGCTTGGCTCTCTTGGCGTCGTTTTCGGCTACCGGCCAAGTGAAAGTAAGATTGTGGAAATCGTCTCCACGGCATCCCCAAAAAAACGCCTTGACCCAGGGTCCAAAGAAGGCAGGGCAGAAATCCAGGGCAGGGCCGATGATCTGGCAAGCATCTTTATCTCCCAGGTCGCCAAGTACCGAGGAATTACGGAAGAAAAAGTAAAAAGCGATTTCGGCCAGGGTGGGATGATGATCGCTGCAAAGGCCATCAAGGCTGGAATGGCTGATAAATATGGAAGTCTGGAGGGCGTGATCGCCGAACTCCAGGTCAAAAACACAACTTATGGAGGAACCCAGATGGGTTTTAAGACTGATTTACGAGCACTCGTTTCCGGTGTCCCTGATTCTGAAATAGAAGCAGGCATGGCCGCCATTGGGTTTACCCCGAAGGCGTCCGGCCCCGCTCCCGACATGGAGAAAATCAAAACCGAGGCCATGGCCGCCGGGAAGGAAACCGGTGCCAAGGAAGCCAAAGAGGCCGAGGCCGCCCGGATCACCGCCGTCATGGAAAAAGCCCAGATTGCAGGTGTTACCAGCGCCAAGTTCACGGCGGAACTCCTCGGTATGTCCGCCGAAGAGGCCGGGAAGAAAATCATTGACGCCCAGGCGGATGAGTCCTTGAAAAATGCGGTTTTTTCGACCGTCAACCCCATGAGTGACGGCGGCCCCAACGCCCTTGTTGCTGATGCAAAAAAAAGAGCTGGAGGTAAATAATGGCAGCTTTTACAGAGCCCAACAATCTTGGTGACGTCCTGGTCTGGGAAGAGGATCGCGGGTATTCCAGGGAAGAGATCACTATCGTTTCCGGCACGACTCTCGTTCCCGGCCAGGTGATTGGCAAAGTCACCGCAAGCAGTAAATACGCAGCCTTTGACCAGGATCTGACCGATGGAACGCAGACCCCGGTGGGGGTATCAATTGCAAACTATGACGCAACCGGAGGAGATATCCAGGGTGTCATGATCTCCAGGCATGCAATCATCACCACAGGTGGCCTTGTGTGGCCTGCCGACATCACCGCCGGTGAAAAAACAACCGCAACCGCGACCCTCGCAGGTCTTGGAATCATCACAAGAGAGGAATCCTAATTATGCCTGTTCTGAACCCCTGGGCGAACGACGCCTTTTCTATGGCTTCTCTGACCGATGCCATCAATATCCTGCCGAACAACTATGGCAAAATTGAAAAACTGAACCTCATGCCCGTCAAAGGCGTGACAACTCGCACCATCATGGTTGAGGAAAAGAACGGTGTCCTCAACCTTATCACATCGAAACCTCCCGGATCTCCCGGCGACGAGAACAAGACAGGCAAGAGAAAACTCCGTTCTTTCGTGGTTCCCCACCTGCCTTTGGACGATAAATTAATCCCGGCCGAGTATGAAGGGATCAGGGCTTTTGGAACCGAAAACGAGCTCGCACCCTACACGGCTGTTATGAACGACAAACTTCAGAGCATGAAGAATAAACACGCCATTACCCTGGAGCATCTGAGGATGGGAGCGCTCAAAGGTATCATTCTCGATGGTGATGGATCTGAACTGTACAATCTCTACACTGAGTTTGGCATCACGGCCAAGACCATTTCCTTTGCTCTCGGCACCGCCACAACCAAGGTCAGGGGTAAGTGTCTCTCTGTCTCCAGACACATTGAGGACAACCTGGTGGGTGAGGTTTCCACAGGTACGCATGTTCTTTGCTCAGAAGCCTTTTTTGATGCGCTTATCGATCACCCGTTAGTAACAAAGGCCTTTGAAGGTTACCAGGAGGCTTGCGAAAAACTAGGCGGAGATCCCAGAAAGGGATTTAAGTTTGGCGGTCTTGTCTTTGAAGAGTACACAGGGAAAGCCCCGGACAGCGAAGGAACTATCCGAAGATTTATTGCAGATGGTGAGGCTCACGCCTACCCAATCGGTACCATGGAGACGTTTAGGACTTACGTTTCACCTGCCGACTTCACCGAAACCGCCAACACCATCGGTATTCCGTTTTACGCCAAGCAGGAGCCCAGGAAGTTCAACAGAGGGATTGATCTCCACAGCCAGTCAAACCCGTTGCCCCTATGTAAGCGCCCTGGCACCCTTGTGAAATTAACAGTGTCATAGGGAGGTTCCCTTATGAGCGCAAAAGCAATCATAAGCCGGCATGACATCACTTTCACCTCCTCTGCGACGGAAGTGGTGATCCCTGCCGGCACCAACAAGATCGTGATCCACAAGCTTTCCGATGGTGCAGCTCTGACCGTGGAAGTCAATGAGCAGACCGGCACCCCGGAAGCCGATGCGGAGATCTACCAGCTCACCAACGATGACTATTCCGCATACTGGTTGCCGTACTATGAGGGGATGGAGCGGCTTTTCCTCTCCTCTTTGGCAGGAGCAACGTGTGAGTTGGAGTTCCGCAGCCGATGAATTACGCCGATGCGAAGGCCCACGCCATGGGAAAGTTGTTTGACACCGGTACCGCCGCAAAAGAAGTAATATACAGCGACGGAACCACAAGCAAGCCAGTTCCTGCCGTCATCGAATACGGCGGCGGCGGGAACTTCAATGCTGACCATGCCACTATCTCTGTCCAGGTGTCGGACGTTCCAAGGCCTGAATACCGGGATACGTTCACCGTTGGCGGTGTTCCGTGGAAAGTCTACAGAGACCCAGGTAAGGGGAGTATCTCAAAGGGCGCTGGTGACACCTGGCTGATTGAAATCAGCTCAAAAGAGCGGTTCGGAGGTATCCGGTGAATATAAATAGCATTATTGACGCCGCAACGACTGCCGTGGTCGGCCAGGCAGACATAGAGTCATGGAGTCAGGAGCAATACGAAAAATCCTACAATGTTTTCGAAAATATTGATCTCCGGGATCCTCCTGATCCTGACGAGTGCCCTGCCATAGTAGTTCGTCCCCTCACTAAGGCCGGCGGCATGAACCGGCCAGTGAAGACTACGGATATCGGTGTTGATTGCCTGGTTTTCGATGAGAGAAAAAACCAAACGGCATCGGGGGTGATCCAATTTCTGGGCAGCAGAATGGTGGAAGAATTACGTAAAATGATTTTTGCCAAGATTCAGGCAGCCATCCCGAGCGATCTCCATATTGTTGAGCTCTCCGTTGATTACGACACCGTTGAACAGTTTCCATACATCTGGTGCGGCATGGGAATCACCATCGAGCAGGAACAATTAATAGGGGTTAATCCCTACGAATAAGGAACAATTATGAAACAAGCAACAGGGGCAATGTCAAGACTGGTGATAGGGTTTCAGGTGGATGCCGTAACACCGGCCACGGAGGGCTTTGTTATGCCAATAAAAAGCTCGACACTCAAAGGAGACCGGACACAGATCCCCGATACCACCATTCGAGGAAACCTTAATCCGGCCGAACCCAGCGATGGAAACAAGAAAGTTGCCGGAGTTATAACCATTCCCATGGATTCCATTGCGATGTGGTACTGGCTCAAAGCCGCATATGGTTCGCCAACAACGACCGGTTCTGCAAGCCCGTGGGTACATACGTTTAAAGCGGGCGATCCAGATGCTCCCAGGCCATATCTTACAGTAGAACATCAATTTCTCGATTTGGATACGCCTCAATATATGCGGTATACGGGAGTTAAAATAAACTCCATGAATATCGCAAACATGGGGGCAGATGCAGAACTTTTAGTTGTATTAAATGTTGAAGGGGCACAGGAAACCCCGAGCACAACCCCATTCGATGCCGCTCCCACCATTGTTGGTCTGAGCAAATTAAAAAATAATCAGTTAACTTTGAAAGAGGGCGGAACCACTATCAGTAACGCCAAATCTCTTGATTGCAATATTGGCTGGAATTGCGACACAGATCAATATGTAATTGGTGGGGGCGGTTCTAGGGGGGCTATCCCGGATGGAGTTATGTCTGTCGGCGGGAACTTGTCAGCTCTGTTCCAAAATATGGACCTCTTGGATAAGGCTACCAATTCTACAAAATCAAGCATTGAAGCCACGTTCACAGGCTCTTCAACATCCGCACTGGTCAAGAAATTTCCGGAAGTAAAATACACTCCCAGCTCTCCGGGAATCGAAGGCCCAAAGGGGATTGTTATCAAGCTTCCCTGGGGAGGCTTTTATAAAATAGCGGCAGAAGAAACGAGCGTTCAAACAGTATTAACCAACACAGAGGAACACGCATAATGAGAGAAATAGAAATTGGCGATAAAACCATTGAAATTCGCCCCCTGACCAAAAAAGAGATCAAGAGTTTAAAGAAGCTCGGGTACACATACCTGGGTTGTAACCCAGATATGGAAAATTTGGAGGGTGTTGTCGATGACGCTCTTGCTTTTGTGCTCGATAAAGAAACTATTGATTATCTTGACGAACGACCCATGGCCGATACTCGGGCTGTATGGGGGGATCTCCTTACTGAAACCTACGGGAATAAGAGTGAGGAAAAAAACTAACAGAGCACTGGCGATGGTACAACGACCGTCAGCGCATAGAATTTTGTGAGACATGCCGGGATACCAACCCCGATCCCGAGAAATGCCGGGGTTGCGAATGGGAAAAGCCGCCCGATCTCCTGCCTTGCAACATCGACGCCTGGATGCTCTGGCAGGATATTAAAACCCAGCTCCGGGCGGGTGGCATAGGTGTAATTGGTCTGGATTATGCCGAGGCCAGGCAGGCCGCCCGGGAACTGGACCTCACCTGGTCCCGAGGGCTGAAACGAAAAATACAAGCCATTGAAAGGGAGCTTTTAAGTGCTCAATCTCGCAGTAGAACTGACGAAGGATAGTTTGAAAGGCACTCTTGACGCCCTGGACCGTGGTCAGAAAAAAGCCGACAAGGCTATGAATGCCGCCTTGAAGAGAACAGCTTTCAAGGCCATGATTCTCCTTCAAAAAGAAATCAAGAGCGGAACCGTTGGCGGCCAAAAAACGGAACCTCTCTCTTATATCGCCCGGCGCCTGTGGGGACGATCCCCCAATCGCGCCCCGCTTCGTTCTCTATCCAGGGGGGTCAGGTATGCCGTTCGAGACCAAAAGCCCTACACTATGGCTGTCGGTTTCATCCCCGAGAAATCAGGCGGGTGGGTAAAGACGGCTGAAAAGCACCAGAAAGGATTCGAACGGACAATCTCCCCTGGTCTCCGTAAGCTTATTGTTTCCCGGGGTTCTGAGCTGGGCGTGGCCGAGGGAGGCAATACCCCGTTTTTCCTCAAGCAATCCACGCGCAAATTCAAAACCCCGGGCCGACCTCTGGTCTCTCCTTTCTGGGCTCGTTACAATGCTCAATTCCAAAAAGATATAGCCAAGAACTTCAAAGCCAAGATGGCTGGAGAGAGGATTTAAAATATGGGTTCCGATGCAAAGATGGAAATCCTACTCACAGCCAAGAACGTTACGGATCATGCGTTTCACACTGTTGAGGCTCAGTGTAGGGAGTTGACAAACTCTGTTTTTTCCTTAAAGGCCGCCATGGTTGGGGTTGCTACCGTTATGGGGTCTGGTGAAATAATCCAGCAAGCCGACACCTGGAAGCTCGTTGAAGGGCGATTAAAGCTTGTAACAGAAAGCGCCGACGAACTTACAAATGTACAAAGGTTGCTCTTTGAAGCTTCTCAGGAAACCCGGCAAAGCTTCGAGAAAACAGGAGAGCTATACTCTAGGATCTCCAGGTCTACCAAGGAGCTAAATCTTTCTCAAGAGCAGCTCTTGGGGATTACAGACACGATTAATAAATCCTTGGTAATTTCTGGGGCATCGGCACAGGCAGCAGACGCAGCGTTAATCCAGCTAGGGCAAGGTTTCGCAGCTGGAGCACTTAGGGGGCAGGAGCTTAATTCTGTTCTCGAGCAAGCGCCGAGACTTGCCGAAGCAATAGCGGATAGTTTGGGTGTGCCTGTTGGGCAACTCCGAAAAATAGCAGAACAAGGTGGATTGACAAGCAAGGTCCTCGTTGATGCTCTATCCAAAGGTTCGAATGCTGCAAGAGCCATCTCTATTGAATTTTCAAAAATGGACACGACGGTAGGTCAAAGTACTGTAAGAATAAAAAACTCCGTTATGAAAATGATAGGAGAGTTCGATACAGCTACAGGGGCTACAGCGGCAATCGCAAACTCGTTTTCTGCCATTGCCGAGAATATGGACGAGATCGCAAATGTTGCGACCATTGCCGCTGTTGGATCCATTCCTGTGGCTCTAAGCCAGATTGCAACAGCGGCTCCGAAGGCCGCAGCCGGGATAAAGGTATTGACTCTTGCTATGGCCGCGAATCCATGGATTTTGGCGGCGACCGGGCTTGCGGCAGCTGGGACCGCGCTGTATCAGCTTAGGGATTCAGCGCGTGAAGTTGTCAACGATGGGACAATCGCAGGTGTAAGCGCAAAAATCAAGCAGCTTGAAACAGATCTCGAAGAGTTAAACAAGCTTGGCAGGAATCCGCTACTTGGGAAGCCATACCGGGCAGAAGCAAAAGAGACAGAGGCTGCAATTGCGAGTTTAAGTGCTGAACTTGCAGGGTTGAAAGTTGCTGCAAGTGTTATGAATGACGTCAATAAATCAGCAATAAACGCACTGAAATCATTTGAAAAGGCGCATAACACCGATCTGTTTACAGGTATTGAGAAACAATATCAAGCTATCATAGATAAGGCGCTTGAGAGTAGGATTAAATCAGCAAAAATCTTGCTTGAATATTACCGTGACTCCGAGAACGCAAAACCCGAAATCGTCGCAGCGATGGAGTCTGAAATTGCTACCCTCAACAAAACGGTCAATGACAAAAAATTACAGGAAGCAGAAAAACATTACAAAGCAGAGTTAAAAAAACTCCAGGAACATAACGCTAAGAAATACGCAGAAGAGATCGCCTCAGCAAAGAAAATAGGTAAAGACTCCTGGCTAATCCGCGAACAAGGCATGAAGGATGCAGCAGTACGGGCAGCAGATTATCAAGAGCAAGAGACACAGGCTTTTTATGACGCCGAGCAAGAGCGCCTGGAGATTGCCAAAAAGGCTTTAGAGAAATATCAGGAAAAAGTAGAAGACGCCCAGGCCGACATGCTCGACACCACCCAGGAGCACACCTCCGCCATCATCGCCGACTGGGACAACGCCGGGGATATGCTGATTGATATTGCCAAACGGACCGCCGCAGATATGGCAGCAGCTTTTCTTTCTCAAGAATTGATCATGCCGATTGCCACCCAAGTGGGATCAGCCATGGGAATGGATTGGAACGGTGTCGGAATGGGTGACATTGCCAAGCAGAGCGCGTCGAGCGGGGTCGTAGATAAAGCTGTGTCATGGGTGGGGAGCTTTTTCCATACCGGCGGCGTTCCGAGTGTCGATAGCGCTCCCTCTATGGTGATGCCAGCCTCTACGTTTGCCGGTGCTCCAAAGTTCCACAACGGCCTGATGCCCGGTGAGATGGCGGCGATTATTAAAGATGATGAGGGGGTTTTTACTCCCGGGCAGATGAAGGCGCTGGGGCAGAAAGCACAAGGCCATCAAGTAGTAAATCATTACCACATCACCGTCAACGCCCTGGATGCTCCCAGTGTCCAGGCATTACTTTTGGAGCATGCAGAAACGATTGGGGCGGCGGTGGTTATGGATTATAAAAACGACGGAGTCTCAAGGAGTGGTTTAAATGGCTGATTATCCCGCAACCCCCCTGCCGGTTTACACCTTCACAGAGGGAGCCGAGTATAAAACAAATGTATTTGAGGCCGAAAACGGCAGCGAGCAAGCATCGAGCAAATGGGCATCCGGACGGCGCAGCTTCACCATGGTTTACCAGCAGCAGACGGTTGATACAATCTGGGCTTTTTTCAATGCCAAAAAAGGCCGGGGGGTTGCTTTTACCTTTGATCCTCATGATTTTCTCCCGACCAAATACGCCTCTGAATTGATTACCTGCCGGTTCCTTGAAGATAAAGCGGGCCGGGAGTTCAAAATCCTCGACCGCTTCGGAATCAGCTTCACAATCCGGGAGTCCAAATAGATGCACGCAGATTTCCTGACAGAGAAAAATAAACGCGATGTCTCAGACATCAACCTGTACCAGCTGCATATCTCGGCCACAGATATCATCTATCTGGCAGAGCGGGACGAGAACGTGACGTTCGGCGGTCAGATATACCAAGCCAGCTCTGTTAAACGCCAGGACATTGAGTCAAAAAAAGACGGGACCCTGGGCCGGTCGTCTATCGTCGTGCCGGACGTCAATGGCATGGTTTGGGCCTACATCCTTAATAATAAGGAAACGATCAAGCAGATGACCGTCACCGTCCTGACCGTCTGGGCGAATCACCTGGATCAGCCGGACGCCTGCCTTGAGGATTCCTTTTCCGTGGTTCGGGCCGACCGCAATTATACCGCTGTGACGTTCGAACTCCAGAACCCGCTCGTTTTTGACGATATTTTGCCCCGGCATTTCTGGAGCAAAACAAAGTGCCGACACACCTACGGCGATATCTACTGCGGCCACACCGGCGGGGCCTGCAACGGCACCCAGGACAACTGCATCGCAAACGGGAACAGGCCGAACTTCGGCGGCTGCCCCATGATGAAAAGGAAATGGCTATGAACACCGACCAATATCTCAATATCCCGTTTTCGGAGTGCGATTGTTTTGCCCTGGCCGCCCGGGTCTACCGGGACCACGGGATTGACATCGGGCATTACTCCGAGCCGGATTTTTCCGAAAAGTGGGAACCGGTTTCAGATCCCAAACGCCTGGATCTCATCTACGTGGATTTCCCGGTACAGGGGGAGCATGTCGGTGTCTGTATCGGTCACGGCAAATTCATTCATGCCCTGAAAAAGAGAACCCCTGTGATCGCAAGTATCGGTTTTTGGTCACGACACATCAAAGGAATTTACAGATGGCGGAAATAACGTTTAAACCTAATCCGTTCGAACCAAAAAAAATCTGTCTCACCCTGCCCGGCAAAACCATTGAGGACTGCCTGAAAGAGTTCGTTTCCATTCGCCGTGACCTGGCCCCGCTGTTCATCCGGGGAAAATTCCGGGTCACTCTGAACAAGGAGGAACAAAAAGATTTGACCACCCCGGTCGTGCCGCAAGATAAAATTTTTGTGGTGCCGGCGGTTCATGGGTGGGCATTTGTTGGTAAGCTTGTGCTAAAAGCAGTTATCACCGCCGCAATTAGCTACGGCGTCAATGCGGCATTTGGCAAAAAGGCCAAAGCTTACGATGAGCCAAAGTCAAGTCCCACGTATGGGTTCGAAAAAGCCCCAGTAATGGTTGAGGGTGATCCTATTTCTCTGCACTTTGGTCGGACCCAGGCCGCCCCGGCGATCATGGCCGCCTACCTGGAAAATGTATCGAGTTATGAGTTCGAAAAAAGAAAATCTGATGGGATAAATTTCACGTTTTCGAACAAGGCTTTTTCTGAGTGGAAAAACAGTTTTACTATCACAAAAGACCCGGGCGTAGCTGATAAAATCAAAGGTGTTACTCTATGTTTTAATTCGGTAAAAATTGCCGATGAAGCTTATGGTACTGTGAGCCCCGAAGAGGGAAGCACGGGCGCGGGGTATAGTGGTGACTTTGGTGGCGGTGGCGGTGGGGTGAGTGGTATGACAATCATCCACACAGTGAACAAAATGCTAAACGTGAGATCCCGCTATCAGCAGGATGGCGGGATGTGGAGTGACTGGGGAGCATGTCATACGGATTCGGAAAGTAAGTTGGATATTTCCGGCTTGAACGCGGATGTTATCAATTTCGAGACCGAGGTCCTCAACGTTTACACCTCCGCAGGCAGCGAAACTCAAGAGAAAGAGACCAATGAAGAGATGAAAAATATACTCTACAATCAAGAGTATATTGAGTGGAATAAGGTCGAAGCTGAGATGTTCCAAAAAGATATCCGGGCCGATGAAAAGCAATATCTTAATCTCCTCCTGGGCTGGGGGCACGGGGGAATAGCCGGGGTTGAGGAAACTACAGTCAACAACCAAGCCATCAATTATTATGCTGATACCGAAGATCCAGACAGTCAAAACGTCCAAATAGCTCATAACCTTGGGACTGTCGATCAGGAAGCTCTCCCGGGTTTCGATGACACAATCGTTCCCGAGGAATCTGCATCATTCCCCTTTGATCTGGTGCGCACCGGCCCTACGGTCGCCATAATCACCACCGAGGCCACCGAGGCTGACCGGATTACTATCGGATTTAAGACCGTCCTGTACAATGCAGGTCGTAAGATTGACTATGGTTTTATTGACATGACCGTGGAAGCCATGCCCGCTGCATGGGATAAGGATCTTGAAGCCGATTGGGTAGCACACAGGGATTATTCTCGGGCATTTTCTTTGATCTCGAAAAACACGAATGCCACCTACAAGTCCCTGCAGATCATATCTATCCCAGCAGGGCCTCACCACATCCGTGTGACCCGGTATAACGATTCGTGGTCCAGTGACTTTGATCAGTCGGTTTTGACCTGGCAGTACTGCAACACACACACGCCGATAGGTTACCGGTATCCGGGCATTGCCTGCACTGCCCTGACTCTCCTTGCCACCTCGAAGCTCTCCGGGAGCACGCCGGATATCAAGGGGATTATCAAGGGATTGCTCCTCAAGGTCCCAAAGCTCACTATTGCCGGGGTTCAGGTGGAATTCTCGGATTGCTTCTGGGATGATTTCGACGAGGTTTACAGGTACCACGGTGATACCACGACCCCCTGGGGTACGGTCTGCACCTGTGACACGGCAAACATGGTGGAACAATGGACACCGAACCATTTCTGGATTTATTACAACTGCCTGCTGAATAATTTCTGGGGCCTGGGCGACAAGGTGTCAACCGAGCAGGTTAATTTTTCGGACATCTTGGCCGCGTCCAGGTGGGCAGATGAGCTGGTTAAAATCAGCGCGGACTCTTCCTATATTTTCGATGTCTCCGCCGTAAATATCGACTCGATTGCCTACACGGCCACCACCGTCACGACCGTTGCCACCCCGGCCATTGCTTGGGATATCGATCTGGGTAAAGACAAATATGTTGAGATCCTCACCGGAGCTGGTGCCGGACAAATTCGGAAAATAACCGGTAACACCGCAACTGGGGAGATCACGGTGACCCCGGCCATGGCCCCGATTCCAGCTGCTGGCGACAGCTTTGTGATCCACCAATTTATGCACAAGCGATTCGAATTCCATGGAAGTCTGGACCGGTTCATGCGGGTTGTTGACGTCTTTAAAGATCTCCTCTTCACGGCCCGGTCCCATCCGGCAGGCATCGGCAAAACCTACACCGTGATCACGGACCGGGACAAACCAGCAGACGGCACGCTCAATATGAGCAATGTCATTGCCGACTCCTGGTCTGAGTCCATGCCGTTCAGCCGTCCGACGCATTTCCGGGCCGACTTTGTTGACCAGGATAATGATTTTGAGACGTCCACTTTTGAGCTTGTCGATTACTATTCTGCCGACAACCAGGGCGGGTACCAGATGGGCGACAAACGCACCGAAACCAGCTATCAAATGTGGGGAGTAACGACCCTTGCCCGGGCCGTGGGCCTGCTCACCTACCACCGCGACAAAGCTCGTCACTGCTCCCGGACGGCTTCATGCGGCATGATGCTCGACAATATCACCATGGTCCCGGGGGATGTGATCCGGTTACAGCACGACTCCGGCGGGTGGGGCTGGGGCGCCCGGTGTGTCGCCGTCGGCTCAAACTACATTGACATTCCAGATCCTGTGGAGCTTTTCAGTGGTCATTCCTATCTGCTTAAAATGCGGATCGCCAATATTGACACGGAGTATGAGGTGGACGAGGCCGCAAGTATCACCCATGCCGCTGGCGGCGACATCACCCGCCTGTACATCACCGGGACCTGGACATCGACTCCTACTACTTATGAGGACTTGTGGATTCTGGAAGATGAAACCGACGGCGTGGCTGGGAAACTGTTCACCGTGGAATCCGTCCGCCGGAAAAACAATAATTCGGGCACGGTCCAGCTCCTGGAGTATAACGAATCGGT